CAGCAGAGACTAACACATCATCGAGCAGCAGTACATATTCAAGTAGCAGTAGCAGTTCTTCTTCTAGTTCTTCATCAAGTAGCAGTAGTTCTTCATCATCAAGTTCTAGTTCCTCTAGTTCCTCATCAAGTTCTAGTGGAGGATACTACGGAGGATACTAAAAAACCCTTAAGAGGGCATTTTTTGGCGGGATTTTTTTTGCGATATTTTGGTAATTATTATATGTTTTCCCCTACGTAAGCAGGTATATCTCCATCGTCATCATCATCTTCTTCTTCAGCACTAAAAACTAATAACTCTTCACCATATTTTACACCTTCCATTTCTGGATGAGGTGCAGGTACTTTGTATCCTTTCATAACATCACTATATGATTTAACTGGTGTGTTATTGAAAGTTGCTAAGGTAGATCTCATCATCATGAACATATACACACAAGTCATACCAAATACTGCTGCTAACCCCATAAGGTATATAAAAACTGTGATGTCGTTCATTTCTCTAGTTTAGTTTTATCTTTATTTATGTTTTGTTCTTTCATATATTCCTCTCTACCATCTTTAGTAAAGACTTTTTTCTCATAATCAAAGTAAGGATGTGGTTCAGCACTTACAACAGGATCTTTAGTTTTATTTTTAATGACAATGAATCTATCCTTAGCAAAAGTTCCTGCTAATTGTACCTCAATCTCATCAGTATCTTTCCAATTTATTTCACCTTTTAAATTGGTATGAAGCATTGCTTCTTGTATCTTGTCAATAATTTCTTGTGTAAGTTTCATAATTAATCCTCGTGGTCATCCCATTGATCGGTTAGACCTTTGTTGTTAAAGAATGCTCTGTAAATTCCAAACCCTGATAGTAATACCAAAATTACTAGGATTGATATACCAAATGTTTGATTTGGATCAGCATTATAATGTGGTATGATAGCATTACACTTAGTCCATGTACCTGGTAAAGTATAAACTGGTGGGCAAGATAAAAAAATCATTCTTGTGATCTCCATTGTTTTCTCATTCTAACATAGATATCGTTTTTTGCAACCATATCCCTAACACGTTTAAATATTCTAGCAGACTTAGCATACTTACTGGTAGCATGATCTGGTTCTTGAGGTCTTATATTACCTTCATCATCATATTTCTTTCCTGTGTTATGATTAGCATAGCGTCTTGATCTGGTGTGACCCATCTCTAAAAACTTACGACACATATCCATGCCTATAAAATCTTCCTGTTCTAGGTAATCTAGATACATATCGAAGATAGTATGTGCAGACATCATTGCAATCTTTGGTGTCTTAAATCTCCAATGAGCACATATATCGTTAGTATAAGGGCGAACCAGTAGAACTCCTTGCTCTCCCCTTCCAATACGATAAAGTTTACGAGTCTCCTCGTCTGTAAAATCAAGTCTCTTATAATCGAGATCATAATCAAATTCCTTCATTAACGTCCTAGTAATTTTTGGATTGGTACTTGTTTAATCTTTTCTAACACATCTACTTCCACTCTGTCAACTACCTTGTCGAGTAAATCTATATCTATTTCCATGAATGGTGGTATGATACCTAACAACCTCAGTAAACCATCCACAAACAATGCAAGAGCAGTGAATCCTAAGATCATAGAGATAACCGTTGCGTCTCTATTGTGCTTTGCCATTGACTCAGCATCAATTCTTCTTGCTTCATCAATAGCATACCTGATAAGAGCATCTACTTCTTCTTTTGTGTATGTATCTTTAGGTCGTTTAACAACTTCAGTGAGAGGGAAGTTCTTTACTATCATATCTACCATATCATCCTCCGTCAAGTGCACATCCGATTGTTGCTCCTCCTATAATACCTGCAGGAATCGCCCACCATCTACCTTTACCTTGGGAACCATAACCTGCTAATCCACCACCCATGAGTGCACCTATAACTGACCCATCAGAGCAATCATTGTCATCATGATGATAAACATGTTCTTGAACTCTTACAGGTTCTCTGTAGACTCTTGTAGTGCCGTCACAAGGGACTTCTATTGTGTCTGTCCAACTCTTTACATAACCAGGACTATCCATTGTACCAGGTACATACTCTTCTCTGTACTCTGTTTTTGTACATGTTCTAGTGAGTGAATATCCTTCTTGATATTCGTTAGCAATAGCAGAAACAGGAGTTAGTGCGATTACTGAGGCAAGAAATACTTTCATTTGTTTAATTACTATGTTTATATTATAGCAAAAAGGGGAGCGTTGTAAACTCCCCTTGTGCCAGTTTATAAAGTGGACCTAATCTTCTTCTGCTAATCTAGAGAAGTATGATAAAGTATCCTCTTCATCTTGTACTGGAGAAGAAGCAACTGCTTTCTCTCTGAAGTCTGATACCTCTTGTCCCCATGATGAAGGTGTTTTACCTTCTGATAAGTCCTCAAGTGACTCATCTTCTGTAGTTGGATGAGGTATTGTCAAACCTAATACAAGGTCAAGACGTTTCTTCAAAGCATCGTAGTCTTTAAAGTTCTTTGCACTTTCAAATTCTGTTAAAGAGTATCCCTCTTTCCAGATAGACTCTAACTTAGAGTCATCAAATCCACCGAGTGTTGATGTTGCTGCAAACTCTGACTTATCATAGTTCCAGTATCCATCTAACTTTCTGATCTTCAGTTTGAAGTCAGCACCCTTCCAGAAATTGAAAGGATCTAGTGGTGTCTCGTCTGCAAATGCAGGTTGCATTGCTTCAACGAGTTTGTCAAAGATCTTCTTACCATACTTATACAAGAAAACCTTACCTTCGTTCTCTGGGTGTGCAGGATCTGACACAACGTAGATATTAGAATAGTAAGATAACTTTCTCTTTTGAGCACGAGCAATGTTCTTGTCGGACTCTTTTCCACTGTTCCATAGTTCACGATTGTACTCGCCAACTGGATCATCTTTTCCAATAGTTGTTAAACTATTTTCAATATACCATTGTCCACCAGGACCTTTGAATGCGTGACTCCATACCTTTGCCCAAGGCATTTCCTCACCCTCAGGTGCAGGAAGGAATCGTATTACTGCGAATCCATTACCAGACTTGTCTAGTTCTGGTTTCCAAAATCTCTCATCAGCACTATTGTTCTGTTGAGGTTGATTGATTTTCTCAATCTCTTGTGTCAGTTTGCTAAGGGTGCTACCTGCAGAGGCAGCTTTCTTAAGTGATGCAAAAGACATAATCGTATTCTCCGTATTGAATGTATTGTGAGTATTGTACTGTGTAATCGTACCATACTATTTATCAAGTGTCAAGTTCTTTCTTTCTAGCAGCGTCTAATGTTTCTGTTAATTTGTCCAAACACTCATATAAGTTTTTAAATCCAAATGCTTTCGACATTAAATTAATTCTTTCTTTCATGTCTGCTGCTTCACTATCCTCTGGTGCAGACAAACACAACCGTGTATAGAATGTTCTTTGTTTATCAATTAGATCATTACACTTATCAATATGTGCTACACGAGTTTCTTTAGGTTCAAACTGTATCCTCGCAGTCATAGATGCAAGATTCTGATAAGTTGTGAATATGTCTCTTAGATCATCTTGTACTTGTTCTGATTGGAAAAACTCTGTCATACTTTCTCCTTTATTGTGTCTAATATTGTTTCTTTATAAACATTACAATCTAATGATATAAAGGGTTGGTATTTAATAATTTTCATTCTAACTTCTTTCCATATAGGATCAGTTAAAACTCTATCAAAATCTTTTACAAATCCTAAACAAGTTTCAAATACTACAAGAGTTTCTAATGAAATCTCTCCTGCAAGATAAGACTTTAACAGTTTAGGATGACTACCTTGTTTGATAGAAAATACTCTATCAAAATAATCTTGGTAAGGATAGTCGTACTCATCTAATAGTGAGTAAACATCTTCTTTAAATTTATAAGAAAAAGATTCTTGGTTTATCTTCCAAGTCTTGTAGACATCATCACTGAATGATTTTATATAACCTTTAGGATCAAATACAAAATTAGCAACAAAATAATCTACAAGTTCTTGATTAGAATACTTAGTTGCTAATTTTTTGAAGAAATAACGATCATGCCTTTGCTCAAAAGCATCTTCACTTGCACGAACTTTACCACGATACTTATGGTAGTTGTACTTTTCTTTAGTGAAGTGTTGTTTCAATGCAAGATACATTTTATACACTTCAAATCCTGTCACAGTGGTAGAACTCCTTTAGAAGATTTTTTCATGTAGTTTAATCTCTGTGCTTCATGACGGAGACGTTCTTTTAATGGTTTAGAAACTAACTTAGGTACAGTTTCTAATTCAACCTCATTCTCTTGGCAGTAGGTGACAATGGCTTCAATGTAAGTGATCAATCCGTTACTTGCTTTGACTAATCTTTCAATCTCTTGAGAGAACTTAGTTGGTGTTAGGAAGTTATCGTCTTGACCTTTCTTAGCATCTTTAGGCATTGACTTTTCCCCTAACAAATTCCTCAATGTAGGATTTAAGTAGTTGTAAATAGTCATCAAGATTGTGCTTCTGAAAGATTTGTATAGATCCCTCTTCTGTTGCGATAAGTGTGACAATTTTCTTGACCTCAATTCCAGTTCTTTCAAGGAACATTGCTGCGTATGCAGTTTCTTGGACAAAATAGTTTTCGATGTGTTCCTCTTTTTTTTCTTTAGTGGACGTTTTAAAATCAATTACTGCCAACTCACCGTCGAACTCTGCTATACAATCAACACGACCTGCTAAACCAAGATAGTGTGAGTAAAGAAATGATTCTAAACAATGTATGTTGTTTATTCGATTAAGAGTATCTTTTGCGGACTGAAACATTCTAACAGATAATGGATTATTATCCAAGTATTTGTCAAGATCCAGTTCACCATTGATGTAATCTTCTGCGATACTATGGAACGCAGTTCCTCTCTGTGTTGCCCTTGCAGTAATACGATTCGCCTCGTCCTCACCAATTTTAGTTCTCCATTCTTTGAAGAACTTAGCGTTCTTAAACGATGTGATTGAGGTTACGCTTGGGTAATATTTATCAGTTTTAGGTAGTTTATAAAACCTAACACCATCTTTGTTCACAGGTTCGACCTCTAGAGGTTCGAGTTCTACATCAACAAATTTAAAAGTCATTAATTAAAACCGAGATTATATTTCGCAATTAGATAAGACTTAACTAATCCAGAGCGAACGATGTCACCGATATCAAATTCGATGGCACTAAACTCTTTCATCTCGTTAATTATTCTAATAAAATCTGAGATGCCTGACTTCTCATAATCTTTTGTGAGGTCAGACTGTGCTATGTCTCCACAGAAAACAATCTTAGAATCTTCACCTATCCTTGTAATCATAGAGTCGAGTTCATGAAAGTTTAGATTACTGAACTCATCCACAATAACGATAGTGTTATCAAGAGTGACACCACGAATAAAACTGGTAGACCAGAAATCTATAGTGTCTTGTGATCTGAGATTGTCATATAGCATCTCAAATGAATTGTCATCAGGCATACTAAACATATACCTTACCATATTTTTATATGGTATCTGATAGAGATAGGATTTATCCTCATGGTCACCAGGTAGGAAACCAATTTCTCTAGTAGGAACTAATGACCTTACGATTACTATTTTATCATATTGTGTGGATTCGTCAAGTACCTCTTGGAGTGCGAGATATAATGAAATAAATGTCTTACCTGTTCCTGCTGCTCCATGTAGTAATAAATTTTTGCCATTAGCATATGCCTCGAACGCTAACTTCTGATTATCAGTTATCGGTTCGATGGGTGTCATGTAAGATTTGTCGATGGGTTTCTTACGTTTCATCATCTTCTTAGACATGGGTTGGATTGGTACTCCGTTCTGACCATTTCCATTCATTTTCTTTCTTGCTCTTGGCATTATGTAAACCTCGAAAGATTAGCAGTAGGATGATTCTCTTGAACCTTAGACATCACTTCTTTGAATCCATCCTCCATTCTAGGGGTGCCATAGGTGACACCACCAGTTCCTTCAGACCAGTCTTTATCCCACTCTGGGTTGTCCTTTCGCCACTGCTCATAATCTTTTAAACTCATATGGAGTTCTTGTTTCTCTTGAGTATTTTTATTTATTACTGGGTAAATAGGCATGTTAATTAGTTATTTTCATAATTTTTAAACAATAATGATACTAACAGACCTAGTGCTAGTGCTTGCCAATATGTGATTACTGTTAATCCAAACAGGGGTGGCATGACCCAGTTCCATAACCATCTTACAATAAAAGGTTTAAGAAAGAATGTAATAACAGCACCAACTGCTTTACCACCTAGTTCTTGTTGTTCCTTCTCTGTCATTTTAGATGGATTTTTAAAGTTTTTATATACTGTCATCGTTTTTTCTTAGGTTTCTTTGCTTTTTCAGCAGGATCTTTCCACATGTTAGGTGCAACTCTACCCTCCGCTTGCATCATACTAACAAAGTTTTCTTTGTATAGATCATAATAATAATCAAAAAGATCTACCTGTTTAGATGCCATTGCCAAGTCATACTTCTCTACACCATCTACTTTGTAGATGATTAAGTAGCATGTATATGGTAATGTTTTGTCTTGTGCTTCGTCCTTCTTACAATCTTGTTTTAAGATCTTCACGAACGACCTCCCCATACTATAGTAGGAAATGCTTCAGAGATAACCGCTTTGGTAATTCTCTTGTACTTGTCATTCAACTTACCATCCTTTACAAGACAAAGAAGTTCTGCTTCTTCAGCAGAGAGTCCTTCTAGTAATTGAATAAACATTTGCTCTCTCTTGGCACGAGGGAGTCTAGGTTCACCACCCCTAAAGAATCTGTAAAGACCTCTGTACTCAGACTCTAAACGAGTGTGATCAGTTCCTACAGGTGCATCATTAGGATTATATGGAACTTCTCCCTCAGGCATGAGTGACACAACAGACTCATCAAAATTAATGATCATTAGTTGCCTTAGAGCAACACTGTTATGTTTGGTAAGAAGTTCTACCTTTTCTTTTTTAGTTTTAGCATTAGAGACCTTACGTAAGACCTCACTAATAAGCAATCTTGTATTGCTATTTTCAAGTGTTTTTGGCATGATTAATTAATCGTCATCTTCATCATCGTCTTCAACGATCATGTCACGAAGGTAAATTAGATCGTCATGTACTATTTGTCCATCTTCATCAAGCATTTCTGGATGAGTGACAGACTTAGCATAGGCAGCATTTTCAATGTAGTCTTCTACATATCCTTTTGCTAACCATGAGATCGTAATACCTAGTAGGAATGCTCCGATCGTGACCAGAACAACTAATGTGATTTCTAAAACAAAACTTTCCATTAGTTCCTCCTTGAGTATCTGGTTTTATTTAGACCGTTTCTTACGACCAGGTTTCCTTTCTTTTTCATACAACCAAGCACCCTCTAAAATAGAATAGAGATACTTTCTGATTTTCCTTGCTCTTGGTTTACCAAGAAAACCATATGCTTCACGAAGCAATTGGTGTTCAGAATCAGAACCACCTTTGATGTATGCATCAAGATCGGAAATAGTTAAAGCAAGACCACCTGCAGTAGGAGAGTCGATAAACTTCCTAGTGTATGCACGTGTTGCCTTTGAGTCCTTCAAGTAATTATAACACTTAAAGTAAAATTTGTCATCACTGAAAGCAAGATCAACTGCTCTCTCGACCATTTCTTCAATGTCATCCATTAAATAATTCCTTGTTCCTGTAAGTAGTGCAAGGTATCTTTACAACCACCTATGTGTTTGTTATCTATCTGCACTTGAGGAAAGGTTGCACCCTCTCCGAACTCAGCATAGAACTCTTTGCGTGTAAAGTCAACACCATACTTATACTCAATGTATGGAAACTTTACACTATCCATTAATTGTTTAACTCTCTCACACCATTGACAGTTATCTCTGGAGTAAAGAACAGTTTCATATTTATGGTGTTCCATGTCTATACGATAAGTTTTAATTTATGTATGAAACTAACATACCATAAAAAAAGAGACCTGTCAAGCAGGTCTCGATTTTGTTCCGTTGTAGAGTGACACGAAAGGTGTCAACACTATTTAGAACTTGTACTTTAATCCAGTTTTGAATTCGTACTTGTTGTCTCCACCTTCATTTGATTCATACTTGATGGATGCTTTAGCACCAACTGAATCTGAGATAGGGAAACCTACACCAGAAGCAACAAACCATTCTGTGTCTGCCTCTTTACCATCTTCTACTGTTGTGACAGGGCCACCTTCAACAAAGTACTTAGTAGTACCAACTTTACCTGAGTAACCGATACTTGCTTCAAATTCTGTAGAATCGTAATCAGAACCTTTCCACTTTGTTTTTGTGTCGATACCGACGTAAGGACCTGCTAATACAGGTGCTGAGAATGCAGAGACTGCTGCTACTGCTAAGAGTGATTTAATCATTTTTGTTTTTAGTGTCTCGCAAGAAAAAATCCTGCGGATGTTAGACCTCCCGACATGGAAGTCTTTTTAATCTACGCAGGGTTACGATCTTTCGAGTCCTTCGTAATGTTATTTAGTATACACTATTACATTATTAATGTCAAGTGTGCCAGTTTCCTAACTGTCCTTTTTTGTCACACGCTTGATCATCTTAGCATACATCACATCAGAACGTGAGTACATACCAGGATTTTCCTTTGCTAATCTAATTAATTTCTTCGCTGCTCTGCGACTGGATTTTCTTGAGTTGTCTACCATATTCTTCTAGTTTTTTTCTGGATTCGATCAACATATCTGCAACTGATTTTCTACCTTGATAGAAACCTTCTGGGTCTATCTCTATGTCAACGAGATCTCTGGGGTCAGTTATTGATTCAAATGTTATATCCTTATCTCCAACAACCTCTCTTAACTCATGAGTAAGTTGATCTTTTTTGATTTTCATAATAGTATTTATACTTAATAAAAAAAGGAGTCCGTAGACTCCTTCGTATTTATAGTGCGTTGCCTCGTGGCAAGACTTCTTCTGGGAACACGAAGTTCTCATGCGGTTGGTCTACAGATGACATCCATGCTCTCATACCTTCATTTAAAAGAATGTTCTTTGTATAGAAAGTCTCGAACTCTGGGTCTTCTGCTGCTCTTATCTCCTGAGATACAAAGTCGTATGCTCTGAGGTTAAGTGCAAGACCTACGATACCTATAGATGATGTCCACATACCCATGACAGGTACGAACAACATAAGGAAGTGTAAGAATCTTTTGTTTGAAAATGCTATACCAAATATCTGTGACCAGAATCTATTAGCAGTAATCATACTATAAGTTTCTTCTTCCTGTGTAGGATCGAATGCTCTGAAAGTTGTAGATTGAATCTTACCTTCAGTGTATTGTGATGTGTCTTCATACAATGTGTTCTGTACTGTTGCACCATGTATGGCACATAGTAATGCTCCACCAAGTATACCTGCTACACCCATCATATGAAATGGATTAAGAGTTATATTGTGGAAACCCTGTATGAATAAAATATAACGAAAGATTGCTGCGACACCAAATGAAGGTGCGAAGAACCAACTATGCTGACCTAATGGATATATTAGAAAGATGCTCGTGAATACTGCAATAACTGCTGAGAATGCTAGTGCGTTGTAAGGACGTATCCCAACAAGTCCTGCAATCTCAAACTGTCTAAGCATGAAACCTATGAGTCCAAAGACTCCATGTAATGCTACAAAGTTCCATAGTCCACCTAATTGAAACCATCGTACAAGATCTCCTTGTGCCTCAGGTCCCCATAGGAACAATAGACTATGACCCATAGCATCACCAGGTGTTGATACTGCTGCAGTTAAAAAGTTTGCTCCCTCAAGATATGAGGATGCAATACCATGTGTGTACCATGAGGTCACAAAAGTAGTTCCTACGAACCAACCTCCGATTGCTAGGTAAGCACAAGGTAAAAGTAAAAGACCAGACCATCCGATGAATACGAAACGATCTCTCTTTAACCAATCATCAAGAACGTCAAACCATTCTCTTTTAGGTGCGTTTAAGGTAGATGCTACCATTTTTTCTCCTAAGAAAAAAGCACCCGAAGGTGCTTTGATTTACGTGTGGGTTATATAATTAACCGATTGAAGGTGCAGTTAATGCAACTGTTGTAGACTCAGCAGATGCTAGGTCTAGTGGGAAGTTGTGTGCATTTCTTTCATGCATAACTTCCATTCCAAGGTTTGCTCTGTTAAGAACATCTCCCCATGTTGGTACAATCTTTCCGTTTGCATCTACAACTGATTGGTTGAAGTTGAATCCGTTAAGGTTGAATGCCATTGTACAGATACCCATAGAGGTTAACCATACACAGACTACAGGGAATACAGCGAGGAAGAAGTGTAATGAACGAGAGTTGTTGAATGATGCATACTGGAAGATTAATCTACCGAAGTATCCATGAGCAGCAACAATGTTATATGTTTCTTCTTCTTGTCCGAACTTATAGCCGTAGTTTTGACTCTCGTTTTCTGTTGTCTCTCTGATTAGAGAAGATGTCACTAGAGAACCGTGCATTGCACTGAAGAGACTACCACCGAACATACCTGCTACACCTGCCATATGGAAGGGGTGCATTAGTATGTTGTGTTCTGCTTGGAACACGAACATGAAGTTGAACGTACCTGAGATACCTAGTGGCATACCATCAGAGAATGAACCCTGACCGAATGGATACACAAGGAATACTGCAAATGCTGCAGATACAGGTGCTGAGTATGCTACACATATCCAAGGTCTCATTCCTAGTCTGTATGATAGTTCCCACTGTCTACCCATGTAGGCAGAGATTCCAATAAGGAAGTGGAAAATAACTAACTGGTAAGGACCTCCGTTATACAACCACTCGTCCATAGTGGCTGCTTCCCAGATGGGATAGAAGTGTAATCCTATTGCGTTTGAAGATGGAACTACAGCACCAGAGATGATGTTGTTACCATATAAGAAAGAACCCGCAACTGGTTCTCTGATTCCGTCGATATCGACTGGAGGAGCAGCGATGAATGCTACAATGAAACAAGCAGCAGCAGTTAGAAGACATGGGATCATTAAGACACCAAACCAACCAACGTAGATGCGATTGTCAGTGGATGTTACCCACTCACAAAACTCGTCCCATCCTGAAAGCAAACCACCACGCTTTCTAGTTAAACTAGAAGAATTTAGTGTTGTCATTTAAGAGTACGTTGTATATGAAGGGTAGTACGAGAGACGAAGTTTTATCCTCCCTTTAAAGGTCTCGGTTAAAGGAGCAAAAAAGTGAGGAAATCCTCACCTGCATATATTATATATCTTTTTGTTAAGTTTTGTCAAGTAAGTAAAAGTACTCAATATGTGTAGCTTATATTACTCATAAACTTATATTATATGTTTTCTTACTGTACCTTTAAGTCCTGCTTCTTTTAAATATTTTCTACCACCTGCTGAAGTGTCAAATATTTTTGCAAATCTTTTGTCTGGATTCCACGCTGTATGTGAAACCAAATACTCTAGGTAATCATCTACCTTCCTAGTTGCAACCCACTTGATTGCATTACCTTTATCTGCTGCCATGATAAAATTTTAATTCTGATCTATTTATATACCTTGCCAAAAGTTATCTGTGACAGGTTGTAAGTTTCTTGATAAGAAATATAAACCTACATTACATACAAACCAGTTTAGATTTACTATCCAAGTCTGTCTCCAGAGATACTTTCTGTTGCTCTGTACAATAAACATATTTCTCTCATTCATTGTTGTCTCAGGAGATAGAGGTCTAACTTTAATGTATTGCTCTAGTCCTAATGCAACTACGAAACCGATTGCGTAAATGTAAAACACGAAGTTAAGGAAACTTGATGCTGTTAATAGTAGTGGAATCATCCTATGTCTTGTAATTTTTGTACTGCTGTTTCTTTTTGCATAGCAGGGACATCTTTAAGTCCTTCTATACTATACCACGGTGCGTTCTCCCAGTCAAATCCTTCTCCAAAAGTATTGTCTGCGTTAGCAACATACCAGTGACATGCTGCGTCTGGTACATCCACTGCACACTTCTCCCAGTCATCAGACCATTGAGGTACTTGAACCCAGAGTGTCTCAGCATACGCTGTAGTGGATACACCTATTAAGATTGCAAATGTAAGTGCCCAATAAAATATTCTTGGCACCCATTTAAGGGGAATATAATACTTCATATCATTCCTACCATTCCTGCTGCTGTTCCTACAACAACGAAAAACCCAAACTCGATTAATGCGTAGTATGGGGAGTATGCTAATTTTTTCATGTACTTTTTAGATTGAGGGATAAAAGATAAGACCTTTAGTTCTTATGCGAATGCGATGTTACCTACACCTGATACGATGTAAAGTGCAACAACTGATGTGAATAGAATGTGATACATTTTTATGCTCCTTGGTATACTGGTGTCATTACTCCACCACCTTCATCGTCATCATCATCGTCACCACTGATGGCACGAAGGAATAACTCAAGAAATACTATGGCTCCTACTGGATAGAAGACCCATAGTATTGCTTGAAAAGGTGATATAGCATTGTCTGCTACTAACTCGGTCATTATACAAAACCAGGTATAATCTGACCTGTTGTTAGATATGCTCCTACTGCTGCTACGAAACCTAACATCGCTGCACGACCATTTAGTTTCTCAGCAAACACTTTTTCTTTTTCAATTGGTTTTGGTGTTGTCATTTTAAAATACTCCTGGTAGAATTTGTCCTGTAAATACGTAAGATACGATACCTGCGATAACTCCAATCATCGCTAGTCTTCCATTTAGTTTTTCTGCTTTTTCGTCAAACATTAGAAGATACCTGGAATGATTTGACCTGTAGTTGCGTATGCTCCTACTGCTGCTACGAATCCGATCATTGCTGACCAACCGTTAAATCTTTCTGCTTCTGGTGTCATTGTTTTACTCCGTGTGATAATAGGGTTTAGAATATACCAGGTATAATATTACCTGTTAGTGCGTATGCACCGATCATTGCAACGAATCCAACCATTGCTAGTTGTCCATTGACTAACTCTGCCTGTGTAGCATAGTCTGTCTCGATTAGATCTGTCTTTGGTTCTACCGCATACATGTTCTGGCGACCACCAGACTCAGTTACAGTGAACGCAGACTTGTACTTTGGTGTCATTGTTAACTAATGTAAAGTTATGTACATATTATATAGCAATTGTAAAGTTTTGTCAACAGGGTCGGATAACAATATTTCCTGATACGCTGACTCTTTGTCCGTCTGTTTTCTTTGGGTATACTGTATGAATCATCTGTGATGGGAAGATTAAAACGTGTCCCTCACTGGATTTATTGATATCTACCTTCGTTCCTTTGTTATCTTTTATGAAATAAAATGGTGCGTCACCATTAGCACAGCTTATATAACAGCTAAAAGAATAAAATGAGTTCTCATGCATATGAGGGTAGTGTTGGTCTCCTTTTTCCATAATATTACACCACATATTAGTTATGTGTAGGTTCTGTGCACCTTCTGTAGCAATACCATACTTCAGTTTATGGAGATCATAAGCATGATCTATGAGTAATGTGATCCAATGATGGAAAGATTGTGGTACTTCCATCGCATATTCCTGTCGCAGTGACGCTTCCTCAGGATCTTTGTGTATTATCTTTTTCTCTATCGCAATATCAGATGCTTGTCGCATATCAGCAAAGACGCTTGATGGCATTTCAGCGACAAATATATCAGTGTTTTCTAAAAATCTCATAATAAAAAAGGGCAGTGTCCCTGCCCTTAGTAGTGGTCTTCGATAGGAGTATAATTACAACGCTTCCGAAAACCATCTAGATTAACGTCTATTGGCAAAGACGAATCTATTTATATCTCAGATGTAAAGGATATTACATCAGAAAATTTTTCATCAGGTGTAAAACTAACATCCTTATGATCTATTTTCTTTTTAATTGCTTTAAGAGATTGGTAAGTATCCCAGAGTCGATCCAATTCTCTCTCTGGAAACTGCTCATTCTCTATTGCCAATTTCAATACCTTTCTTACAGATGCAATTGCTGCATCTAATTCCACGTGTGGTAAACCGCAAGACATAATTTCCTCTTAAGTAGCGTTGTGTGCATAAGCAGCGACCTCTGGATCAGGGTCTAACCACTTAGTATATTCAAAGTCTTCTATAGCAGTATCTAACTGTATAGAATTATCTAGTAGGTACATATCTCTGTACCTTTGAGTCCATTCATGGAACTTCTGTATTCTATAGTCGGGTTGACCATTAGGAAGGACACCCGAAGAGACGTATCGATAAGGATAACGTTCAAAAATTACTTTCATAATGTAAATCAGATTCAAGTTTATCAAGGAGGATGTCATAATCCTCGTCAGCATTACCATAGAAATCGATACCTCGATCTTCGTAATGTCTCATAATTCTATTATACAACTTGGGGTACTCTATGTCAAGTATTAAATTTCTACTAATCGCTTGCTCCAAAATAGTTCTTTCGCATGTATCTTCCAAGTATGTTGCTGTTGTAGAATTTAGGTGTGCCATCGGTGTCTGCCTCCGTGAGTACGTTGTTCAAGAACAGTTGACGAGTCTCCTCATAGTTAACTTGTCCTAGTGTTTTATGTAGAGATATGATCTCTCTTTTAAACGTATCTTTTCCTACCTTTTTTATTTCTTCTTTCAGTTCATCTGAACTTCCATAATACTTCTTCCAATTGGATTCGCTAGTGACTTTTCGTTTACCTCCCTTTGGTTTTCGTTTTTGGTAAAAGTATTTTCGTCCGATATATTGTTTACCATTTTGTAGATTTGTAATCCTGTAGACGAAACCGAAGAAATCATCAATGTCGTCAGAAGTAAAAGCTGTACCTTGATATAGCCAGGGATTTTCATAATCAATCGCAGATTCCGTCTTCGTCGTTAATGTCACTATATGTTGTAGTCTTATCATTATCACTACTTATACGATAAGCATTAGTGTCAGAATACACTTCAGATTTTAACTCTGCTATTGCGACCTCAAGGTCATGTATCAATGTTTTTAAATTTCTTTTCTTCATTTATCCTCCTACAAGTTTAGTCCAATCTTCATCAAACTTTGCTATCCCTTGGTCTGTGAGAATATGCTTATACATTCCACTAAAAATTTTACTAGGAATGGTACAGATATCAGCACCCACTCTAAAGCAAGAGGCGACTTGGTAAACGTCCCTAATGGAAGCAGCAAGGACTTGTGTTTTTTGTTTATGCGTAGCGTAGACATCTGAGATCTCCTCTATAAGTTTGATACCATCGAATGATTGATCGTTAACACGACCAACGAAAGGGGATACATATGTTGCACCTGCCTTGGCAGCAAGTATTGCTTGTGCTGTAGAGAAACAGAGAGTGACATTTACTGCCACATCATCTGTACTTAAATCTTTACAGACTTTCAATCCCTCTGGGGTAAGAGGTACCTTAATAGTAATGTTAGGTCCTATTTCAATGTAATCATCTGCCATCTCTAGCATCTCTTCTACTGAATCACCAACGACCTCAGCAGATACAGAAGCATGGAAAGGAAAGATATCTGATATCTCTTTCAATACCTCACGAGGATCTTTCCCTGCCTTTAACATTAAAGATGGGTTAGTAGTCACACCATCTATTAGACCTGTGCTATATGCGTCTCTAATAAATTCAGCATCTGAACAATCTAAAAATAGTTTCATGTTGCTCTATAATTTTATGTATTTATTTTACCACCATATTCCACAAAGGTCAACCTATGTGAAAATAAAGACAAAAAAAAGAGAGTCATTCAGACTCTCTTGGGTTATGTAAGTTCCAGTTATTGTTTATAAAGATGTCTAAGTACACCCATTTTGCGTAGTGAATCCCACGATAACACAAAAGAGCAAATACTTTTTCTGGGTTATGTTTATCTGGGTCGTACTCTGGGATTTCGGGTGGTTCCCACCCAATTTTTAACATCTTCTTTACCTCCTGTTACAATTATTTATAATTGTATAAGAGTCTTGTTTCAACGTAGATAATCCCAAGGAATACTACGCTTGCGAGCATAATTTCCGAGACTACTAACATTTTACTTACCTCCTACTGAGTAAGCATGTCCACGGTAAGTTAATGTTTTTGCCTGTGGATCTTTTTTATCCTTAGTGCCAGTTTCGTATCTAACACCACGGTATGTGACTTGTGCCATTTGGTTTTCTCCTAAAGTAATTGGATAATTAATCCGTTCCTTCAGTCGGCTTTTGCGTCCTTACAATTTAGTCCTTGAGTTTTGCCAAAGTCATAATATAAATCTATCACTTCTTGTCTATGTGCTTCAGTAATCTCTGGGTAATTCTCTGCACGAGACACCAGGTCATTAATGTCTGCACATGTTATAGAAGTAGCAATTAAAATAGGAATCATAAGGATGAACGTTCCGTTCCGAGTCGGCTTACTTGCGTCCTATGAAATAATATAGGGTTTGCAGTTTCTATCTTCCACCTTGGTAAGAAAATAATCTATAAGATACTCCTTAGCATCGGGTGTATGGTTGGGATCACTTAAGATCTCTGCCCGATTGTTGTTCCACTCTTGACATGTCATTGTCCAATGGACAGGAACATGTTGTGTGAGTAATGAAGATAGCAGTGCAATTTCTAACATAGGATGAACGAGTAATGTAGCAATTGCTACACACTTATATTTATGTTATGAAACCCTTACAAAAGGGTTCGGATTGTTACACTTAATGTAATCTTAAGAAAAGAGGGAGGTTGGATTCCTGTGTACCAACAAATAACGGGCATTACTACAGTAGTAAAAACGTTATTGCCTGAGACCCGATCGGTTGAATCGGTTCTACTTTCGTAGCAGCACCACCTGTGTCTCATCACCTTAACTAGCGGTTGCCAGTAAGTTTATTCAGTCACTCCCATGTCTCGTCAGACAAATATATTATAATACTATTTGCCGATCTTGTCAACTATACTTCTTGACAAACTACAGTTCCCTGTGAGAAAGTTTTACATTCAAAAACTTTCTTTTTTGATAATAATGTAATGATGCCAAATAGTTGTGCGATTATAATAATCGAACAGACATACTT